ATTTATGAAACAAAACCTTTCGATTTAAAAGTACTTAAATCAGACTTATCTATCTACATTGAATCAGATGAAGATATAATCAAAATAGAAAATAAAATAGTATACTTAGAAACAGTTGTCAAGTATGTTGATGGTGTACTTAAATCTATAAGTGCCAGAGGATGGGATATTAAAAATGCAATACAATGGAAAAACTTTGAAGCAGGATTGATGTAATGATAGATGTAAACAATGATTTCGTAGAAGAACATATCTCACAACTGATAGACTTTCAAATGAAAGAAGTATCATGGCAATATGATTATGATTCTGTTGCTGGTGGTAAAAATAAACATTGGCATGTACTTGCTGGACACAATATACAAGAATGTAATTTAAATGGATTCGATTTTGTAGAACCTATATGGAATAACATACAAAAGAAATATGATGTAGACATGGAAAGAGTTTACTTCAATGCACACACACATGGAATAGAACCACACATACACCAAGATGATGGTGATGTTACTATGATATATTATCCTAGATTAGATTGGAGAAATGATTGGGGTGGTGGAACTTGTGTTCAAGAAATAGGTATGCATCCAGCAAATATTCAATATGAGGGAAACAGATTAATTGCATTTACAGCTGACTTGTTTCATCAAGGTATGCCAGTGAGTAGAGAATGTTATCAATTAAGAACTTGTATCGTATTTAAAACAACATGGAAAGATAAAACTAAATCTAAATGGTATAATAAAAATAAAAATCTAAAACCAGAAGATGTGAAAGTAGATATCGAGTAATGATGAACTACTACAAATTTATTGGACATTATAAAAATATAGTTAGTCAAGAATTATGTAATGCTATAATTGAAGAAGACTTTGATTACAACGAATCTACATACTCTACTCATGAAGGCCAGTCACCAGATTGGAAAAAAAATAAAAGAGTTAAAATGGATGAGATATGGATTCGTAAGGACAATGTTTACTACAATGAGTTAAATCATGCTGTTACTGATGTGGCAGAAAGATACTCAGAAGAAGTTAAAACAAATAAAAGAAATTTTGTAGCACATAAGACAACAGACTTTAGAGTTAACAAATATGAAAAAGGTGGATACATGAGTTTACATTGTGATAATATACATCATAGTCATGGTCAACAATATGGATTTCCACAAGCTTCAGTTTTATTATTTTTAAATGATGATTATAAGGGTGGTGAATTTGTTGTGTCAGAACTACAATTAAATATAAAAAAAGGTGATGCAATTATTTTTCCTTCAAACTTTATGTTTCCACATGAAGTTAAAGAAGTAACAAAAGGAACACGCTGGAGTATAGTATCATGGTTGATGTAACACAACACAAAGTATTTCCTACTTTAATAAATGAATTTCAATTTGATATGGATACACAAGAACATGATTTAGTTATTGATGAACTCAATGATATGGAAAAGTATAAAGAAAATAATCTTATTACTCAAACCACAGATGACTTGTCCAAACATATACCAAAGTTTACAAAACAAATTTTTGATATAACAGAACACATATGTCAAAAGTATTCATACTTATATGATAGATTAGAATTTACAGGTATGTGGGCAAACAAATTAATTAAGGGTGAAGTACATCCACCACATACACATTCAAATAATATTTTTTCTGGTGTATATTATTTAGAGGGTGGTTCACAAATACAATTTTTTGACCCAAGACCACAAGCAAGTGTATTGCATCCTAATTTAAAATATACTACATTTGATAACTCTAGTATGATAGGATTTGATGCATCAAAAGGACATGGATTAATTTTTCCTAGTTGGTTACAACATTGGGTATCAACAACAGATACAACCAGAATTAGTATATCATGGAATGTATTATTAAGAGGTGACTATGGACAACCAAACACATTACAAAATTCACATATCTAAACTCAACGAAGTTTATTTAAAAGTGGAATGTGATAACTCTGGTATCTGTTATGAGTTAGTACAGTACTTTACTTTTGAAGTGCCTGGGCATAAATTCATGCCAGCATTTAGAAATAAAATGTGGGATGGTAAGATAAGATTATTCTCAGATAAGACAGGTAAAATATATGTAGGTTTATTATCTTACATCAAAGAGTTTTGTGAAAGAAATGAAATAGAATATGTTATCGCTGATGATGTTGATGATACAGATAATTTAGATATAGAAAAAGTAAAAGACTTTGTTAAATCTCTTAAACCAAAATCAAAAGGAAAAGAATTAGAAGTTAGAGATTATCAGCTTGATGCTATACAATGTGCATTAAGTAATCACAGAGGTATGTTAGTATCACCTACAGCGAGTGGAAAGTCATTAATCATATATGCACTTATAAGATTCTATCATTATTTACTAAAAGATAAGAAGATATTAATACTAGTGCCAACTACATCATTAGTAGAACAGATGTATTCAGATTTTATTGACTATGGTTGGAATGATAAATACTTACATAGAATATATCAAGGTCATGAGAAAGACACAGATAAACCTGTAATCATTTCAACATGGCAGTCACTCTATAAGTTAGATAAAAAATATTTTGAAAATTTTGGATGTGTTGTTGGAGATGAGGCACATCTATTTAAATCTAAGTCATTGACTACAATCATGACTAAATTGATTAACTGTAAGTATCGTTTTGGAATGACAGGTACTTTAGATGGCACACAGACACATAGATTAGTTTTAGAGGGATTATTTGGCAAGGTAGAAAAAGTAACATCCACAAAAGAGTTAATGGATAAAGATACTTTAGCTAGTCTTAAAATTAAGTGTCTAGTGCTAAAACATAAAGAAAATGAATGTAAAGAAGTAAAGGACTTAAAGTATAGTGAGGAACTACAGTATATAGTCGCTCACAAGACTCGTAACACCTTTATTTCAAGACTTTGTGATAAATTGAATGGTAATACACTCTGTTTATATCAACTAGTCGAAAAACATGGTTTGGTGTTGTACAATCTAATGAAAGACTTTGATAGAAAAGTATTCTTTATACATGGTGGAACAGACACAGAAACAAGAGAAAAAATTAGAGCAATAACGGAGAAAGAAACAAATGCAATCATTGTCGCATCGTATGGTACATTTAGTACTGGTATTAATATTAGGAACTTACATAACATCGTGTTCGCAAGTCCATCTAAGAGTAGAATACGAGTGCTCCAAAGTATCGGCCGTGGGTTGCGAAAATCAGATAAAGGGAATATACAAACAACGCTTTTAGATATTGCTGATGATTTTACATATAAAGATAAAAAGAATTTTACTTTAAATCACTTTCTAGAACGAATAAATATATACAACGAAGAAGAATTTGATTACGAAATAGATAGGATAAGGATATGACAGACAACACTACTAGAGTAATAAAATTGGCAAATGGTGAGAGTATCGTTTGTACTTGTATACCCACACGAACAGATGAAGCTTCTACTAAACTACATGTACTACATCCATTAAAAATGGAATTAAAAAATAGAATCACCAAGAAAGGTGTTGTTGAGGCGTTATCTTTATCTCGTTGGTTACAACCTTTTACAGAATCAGATGAATTTGATATTGAGAAATCAACAATCATAACAATCACACAAGCATCATATGCTTTAAATAATTACTATCAATTTATGTTAGATTCTTATAGTGCAGCTGATGCCGAAACAAATGAACCTATTATGCAACCCAAGAAAGAAGAAATATACGAAGAAGAAGATGAATTAGATAATTCAGAGGAAGTAAGACAAATGTATAATGAATATGTTTCAGTATTAAATAGCGATAATAAAGAAAAAGAAATGGTACAAGAGGAAATGTCAGAAGAAGAATTAAATGATTTACCTATTTCAAATACTAAACATTAACATCCCTTTAGTACTATAGTATTATCTCGGCGGGAACATACCGATTATAAAGGATAAAACAACTATTGTCAAGTTAATTTTACAAATAAATTTAATTAAATAAAATACAAATAAACATTGACAAAACATGTTCAATTTAGTATTATAACATCATGACTACAACAAAGAAAAAAGGCGTACATTACATAGACAATAAAGAGTTTCATGCAGCTATGATTGCATGGAAAGAATTGTGCAAAGAGGCAGAAGAAGCTGGAGAAGAAAAACCTCAAGTAACGAATTACATAGGTGAGTGTTTTTTAAAGATTGCAAATGGATTATCATACAGACCTAACTTTATTAATTATACTTATCGTTCTGAAATGGTTTCTGATGGTATAGAAAACTGTTTACAATATATACATAACTTTGACCCAGATAAGTCAAAGAATCCTTTTGCATATTTTACACAAATTATATACTATGCATTTTTAAGAAGAATTCAAAAAGAAAAGAAACAAACTCATATCAAAAATAAAATGATTGAGAAACAACAATATGAAACCTATACTGTGAATGAAGGCGATGATACAGTTTATGATGTAAGAGGTTTTGACCCAGACATTATGTTGCCTGATGAAGATGTATATAAAGTAAAGAAAAAAGAAAAGACAACAACACCAGAGGGGTTAGAAACCTTTATGGAAACTTCTGAAACCGATACAGAAACTACTTAATGAAAATAGCAATAATTACTGATACTCATTTCGGTGCAAGAAATGATAATGTGAATTTTAATGAATACTTCTATCAATTTTATGAGGGAGTGTTCTTTCCATATTTACAACAAAACAATATTAAAACAGTATTACATTTAGGTGATTGTTTTGATAGGCGTAAGTATGTTTCATATAAAACAGCAAAAGATTTTAGAGAGAGATTTATATTACCATTTAATGTATTAGGAATAGACTTACATATGTTGGTTGGTAATCATGATATCTATTATAAGAATACAAGTGAAGTAAATTCTCTTACCGAATTACTAGGTGGTAAACATAATAACATACACATCTATGATGAAGCAACAGAAGTAGAATTTGATGGTTTACCAATATTACTTATGCCATGGATTACACAGTCAAATCAAATCTATGCAGAGGGTATGATTGATGAAACTAAAGCTGATGTATGTATGGGTCATCTAGAAATAAATGGTTTTCAAATGAACAAGAATGTTATCGTATCACAAGGTGGTCGTGAAAAAGAATTCTTTAGAAAGTTTGACACAGTTATGAGTGGACATTTTCATCACAAGTCAGATGATGGTCAAATCTATTATCTTGGCACACCATACGAATTGTATTGGAATGACTGGGAAGATAAAAAAGGATTTCATATTTACGATACAGAAACAAGAGAGTTAGAAAGAATAATCAATCCATATACGATATATGAAAAGATATATTATGATGATTCAAAAGAAAACTATAAAGAACATGATACATCAAAGTATCAAAACAAATATGTAAAACTCATTGTAGTAGTTAAAAAAGATTTATATCAGTTTGACCAATTCCTAGACAAGTTATATTCGGCAGATGCTTTTGATATAAAAATTGTCGAAGATTTTTCAGACTTAGATGCAAGTTCAGTATCAGATGATATTGTAGAAAATACAGAGGACACAGTAACACTACTAAACAAATACATTGATGATTTACCTATTGACTTAGAAAAAGATAGATTAAAGAATCAAATGAAATCTTTATATACAGAGGCACAAGACTTAGACTTAGAATGATTATATTTGAAAAGGTTCGTTGGAAAAACTTTCTTTCCACAGGAAACCAATTTACAGAAATAGATTTGAATCGTAATGAAACTACACTTATCATAGGTGAGAATGGTGCTGGTAAATCAACAGTACTTGATGCATTATGTTTCGCATTGTTTGGAAAACCATTTCGTACAATAAGTAAATCTCAATTAGTCAATACAGTTAATGCTATGGAAACTGTAGTGGAGATTGAATTTAGTATTGCAAGTAGAAAGTATAAAGTCATTCGTAGTATCAAACCAAATAAGTTTGAGATATGGCAAAATGGTGTCATGTTAAATCAAGAAGCTAATAATCGTGATTATCAAAAGATACTGGAACAACAAATACTAAAACTAAACTATCGTTCATTTACACAAGTTGTAATATTAGGCAGTTCAACCTTTGTACCATTTATGCAATTAAAGGCAAAATTTAGGAGAGAGGTTGTTGAAGACTTATTAGATATTAAAATATTTTCAACAATGAATATATTGTTAAAACAAAGATTAAAAGATTTAGTTGCAGAATTACAAGAAGTAGAATATAATTATAAGTTATCTGGTGAAAAAATAACTATGCAAGAAGCTTATATTAAAGAAACTAATTCTAACAAAGATTCAATAATAGAATCAAAACAAAATGATTATCATTCCAATTCAGTATCATTAGATGAAAAGATAAATGATAAGAAAGTATTAGAAGAAACTCAGAAAACACTATTTGAATCAGTTAAAGACCAAATCAATGTAGAATCTAAAGATGTTAAATTAAAAGATATACGCTCTACACTTATAGAGAAAAAGAAAGAAAAGGATACCATGATTAAGTTCTTATCAGAGAATGAAGATTGCCCTGCTTGTGAACAACATATAGACAAAGACTTTAAAAATAAAATGATAGATATTAAAAAGGTTGAATCAAATGATATTTTAGATGGTCTATACAAAATGGAATCTGAATTAGATAAAACAAAAAATAGATTAGATGAGATAAGTGGAATTACAAATAAGATACAGGATAACTCAATACAGATTGCACAGTTAAATACATCTATAAAAGAATTAGAAAAATTTCAAGAAAGATTATCTAATGAAATTACAGAATTAGAAAAGAGTGCTGTAAATAATTCAGATAAAGAAAAACTAAAAGTATTGAAAGAAGAATTTGATGGTATAGAAAAGAACAGAAAAGATTTAAAAGAGGAAAAGGTTTACAAAGAAGCATCAAGGGCTATGTTACAAGACACAGGTATTAAGACTAAAATTATTAAACAGTATCTACCTATCATGAATCAGTTGATTAATAAGTATCTGGCATCTATGGAATTCTATGTTAACTTTAGTTTAGATGAAAACTTTGATGAAACAATTAAATCAAGATTTCGTGATAACTTTAATTATGC